CTGGTTTAACTTCTACTGGTTTTCTTCTTTCTCTTAATACTTTCTTTTTCATATTTCCCTCCTTATACTAAAAAAGACACTCTATTGAGCATCTTTGTATTTCCAATGATAACCGCCTGCTGTTTTTCTTTTACCTTTGCAGCAATCTGGCAAATGTTTATAGTTAATTCCTGTTTTTTCAGTAACTTCTTTCAAACTATTATATTCAATTCCTGTTTCTACACAGACTATCTTTCTTGTATAAAATTGTTTATGTAATACTTTAGACGAATGTATTTGATTTTCACTAGCACTTACCCACTCTAAATTTTCCACTCTATTATCGGTTTTATCTCCGTTTATGTGGTTTACTTGTGGTTTATTGTAAGGGTTATTTATAAAAGCTTCTGCTACTAATCTATGTATAGACTTCCAACTACCTTTATTATTTTCATAAATCATTACCGTTAGATACCCTTTACGATTTCTAGGTTTAAGTATTCTTTCTTCATGGCATTTATTGCAAGGGTGTTTTCTAGGCAAACTTTTAACATTGCCCTTATTGCTAACTTGATAGCCATCTACTATATCTTTCCATATTTCCATAATATTACCTCCACAATAATTATATCAAAATAGGAATATATTGTCAACTATATAGGGCATATTGTTTCACCATAGTCTGCTTGATATGGTTTCTCTACATTGAAATTAAAGTGTGGATATACGTTTATTGGCTCTTGTATAAACTTAACTTGATTACGTGCTTCGTGTGCTATTGCTAATCCCATCATTTGGTCATCATGTCCGCCCTCTGGAGCCTCAATACGCCCTTTTTCATTACGTACTATAGTAAGTAGTTCCTCTAACGTATCTTTGTCGTTAATTAGGCTTGTATGCTCTCTCACGACTTGTATTAGATTAGATATAATTGTTGGTCTTGTAATACTTGTTGTCTTAAAGCCAAAACGTTTTTCTAGTTTGCCTGTATATGTGTCTGGTTGTTCTCTTACATATTGATTAGTATAGCCTATTCTTTGTAGTTCTCTTATTGGGTAACTGTCAAAGTTAGCTTCTATTGCCATTAAAGCATTGCCATAGTATGTACCTAGACAATACATTTGTTTAACATATAAGTCTGGGTCAAATTGATTTTTAAACGCTGCTACTTGTTCGCCTGTCTTTGCATCTAGTACGTGTGCTGTAAAGTTATCGCTTCCCTCTCCTGCTGTATCTCCACCAATACAATACTTTGTTTGGTGTGGTACGTTTGGTACTTGATATATCTTTATATAGCCGTTCTTGTCGTTTACCCATCTTATATTAGTTATCTTTAAGCCGTCATAGTCATATACAAAATAGCCTACCTTTAATGGTGTAGGTATTACGTCTAGTCGTTTAGTTATTGCTTTAGCATCGAATACTGTTTTACCAACAATACCCCAATGCCCTAAACAATATACTTCATATGTGTACTCGTCTGTATATTGCAAGTCCTCTAGTGCTTTCTTATCATCTTCTGTTAGAAACTTGTTATCTTTATATGTACTAAAACATACTGTGGCTAGTTTGCTATCTATAAAGTGCCTCTTTATCCAATGCTGTATATTGATAGGGTTGAAGCTTAATATCATTTGCTTCTTGGTCTTACCACCACGTAAACGTACTTTTAATTGGTTTATATCTGCTTCTTGACATTCTGTAGCTTCTTCTACCCATATGTCTGTTAATTCGCCGTTTTCAAACGTTATAGACTTAATCTTTTCAACGTCATCTAGTCCAGCAAATGCTATTTCGTTACCATTTAATAAGCACTTAATACGCATATCTGACTCATTTACCTTAAAATGCTTACTTAAATTCCAATTACTTAATACTTGCTTTAGTAATGGAAACGTTGACTTTCTATTTGTATCGCCTGTTTGTCTGACTACTAATAGATTGCAGCGTTTAGACTTTAATAACTTATATATGTATCTTTGTGCTATGTAGTAACTCTTTCCACTAGATCCACCGCCGTAGAATATTAAATAACGGTCTGTATTATCTAGGTATGGTACATATACATCATTAAATACTTTCTTACTTATCTTTATATTTACGTCCATTATTCATCACTCAACTCTATGCTGATGTTTACTGAACTGTTTACGTCTGCTTCTACTTTTGTTACGTATTCGCCAGACATCTTATTATCTGTATCTATAGCTTTAATTCTATCTGTAATGCTATTTTCAATATTAGTTGCCATTTCTCTTAACATTCTTCTTTTCTCTATAGCAGTCATAATAGTTTCATCTTCTAGCTTACTCATAAGCTCTTTATACCTTTTGGAAACCTTTTGGTCGTTAAACAATATACTTGCTTCACTATCTATTGTTTCGTCTTTCATATTCTCCGCGTTATACGCATCTTTATAGGCTTGCCTTTGGCTCATACCACTTACTATGTTTTGTATAAATCGTTCTTGCTTTGGTGTTAATTCACTCATAGCTTTCGCCTCCTATTTATTTATAGTGAGTTTGACTTCTCACTTGTTAATTGGTCTTTTCTTGTTTTGTTGTATTCATTACATACGGTAGTTGTTACACCGTCTTTGTTTATTACGTGTATATCGTGTTTACAGTATTTAGAGTGACAAATAGCGCACATGTTTTTCTTGAAAAATATAATACGCTCGTATCTCGTCATACTGTTCATTTGTTTTGTCTCCTTAAATACAAATAGGACAGCAGCCTTATATCGCCACCGTCCAGTTTAGAGGTTATATGGTACTTCTTTGTTGTCTATGTTGAATAAAATGAATCTTCATATCTATTATAGTTATATGTTGTATAACCATGATTTTGTTTTCTCATTTTCTTTCTATCTTTTACTACTTGTTCGATAGCTTCTACTAGCTTTTCTGGGTTTTGCTCTAAAAAGATCGTTGGTATTCTTACTATTTCCCAATCTAGTCCTAAATATGTTCTTATATTTACATCTCTCTTGCTATCTACATTAACTCTGTGTTTGTGTCTATCTCCATCTATTTCTAAACAAACTTTAAGTTCTGGTATATAAAAATCGACTTCATAATTTAATATTTTATAATTTATTTCGTATTCAAAGCGGTAATTGCTTAATATTATAGCTGCAATTATTTCATCTGAACTTAATACTTTTATTTGTTTGGTCTTAAGTTTTTCGTGTATATCTTTTATATCATCATAATACTCATACATATAACACTTATTACTTTTTTCCATTGTTCTTAATGCAGTTTCAAACATTACTTCTGTTTTTAACTCTGCATAAGTCGAAACAATTTGCTTATACTCTTTTTGGTATTCTTCAAAACACTTATCACAGAATACTCTATCTGTCGGTTCTTCTTTTAATTCATGCTCCTTCCCGACACTTGAAGCATTTGTATTGCTCTTTGAACATAATATTCCTCCTGATTTTTAAGCATTGCTTAATGGACTTTGTCCATTATAATTATACAAAAAAAATAAGGGGACATTCAAGGACATGAGGGGACATGTTTAATCAGTACATTGTATAGAGATATGCGAGAACTATACTTTGTACTAGTCGCTATCTATTTTGAAGGTGAAAATACAAGGTTGCATATCTTTTAGTGAGTAGTTAAGGAATTGCACCTTAATATACTATTCTACTCATATATTGTGTATAGTATCGGCTACTATACTTTATTTCTTTTCTTATCACGCATTTTTTCTATCTTTTCTCCCATTACATCTATTAAAAAACATATTATCCAGCTTACTATTATTACAAAAAGAATAATAAGTGGTGCTATCCAATCTCTAAATATTAAATACTTTGTTATATCCATATATATCACCTACAACTTTCTCCCACACATTGGACAATATTTTATATCAAAAAAATCACCCGCTTTATAGCCATCATTATCTTCTGCATCTAATTCAACATATAACTTCGCACTATCTGGAAATATTACTACTTGCGCAAAGTCTTGTTCATCATTGTCTATATCTTCTATTTTTTTATTACTTGCTCTTTTATTACAATATTTGCACATACTATTCCTCCCAACCTAATTCTTTTACTTTTTCATTTATTGCTTTTAGTTTTAATACTGATAATACTGTATCACCTAAACATTTTATCTCAATACTTTGGTCTTTTTTATTAAATATTATTTTATATATATCTGCAAAATTGTATATCTCATAATTAACATTATTTTGAATTTTATTAAACCCGTAATTCTTCAAACATTTTATCTGCTTTACTCATTACTACCTCCCTTGATACTTACCTATTACTTCTATTAGTATTTTCTTATGTCTTTTTAGCTCTTGTATTTCGTCTTGTGCTTCTTGTAAACTTTGTGCGTCAAGCATATTCCAAACCATACAACTAACAGCTACCGTAAAACATATTAATACTATTATTTTATAAATCTTACTCATCTATCGCCTCTATGTTTCTTTTACATTCTCCACATAGATTGTCTTTTAATTTATCGTACTTGAAGCGTATTATGTCATAGTCTAGTCCTAGTTCTTCTATTGCTTTCATCTTATCCATGTTTTCTTTTTCTAGCTTTTCTGTTTTCTTTATCAATTCTATTAATAATCTATTCTCTTTCATAATTATTCACCTATATATAGTAGTATTTTATCTGCTTTACTCATTACTACCTCCTAATAATTCTTCTAACAACTCTATTTGACTATCATAAAATTCAGTAATATCAATGTCAGCCCATTCTTCTTTTGTTGGGTAAACTTCTTTTTTATAATACTCGTTTAATTCTTCTATCTTTTCTCTTATTACAGACTTTGGTATGCTATTTTCTCTTAAATGTTTATTGGTTCCTATAACTAGTAATGAATTTGTTTCTATAATCTTGTTATTATGTTTTAATTCTTCATTTTCTTTTTCTAGTTGTTCTAGTCTATCTAATACAGTTTTTAATGCGAAATACATTTCTTCATCTGCACCTGTATTTGCCCAATCTTCTGCACGTTGTATATCTGCATTTAGTTCTAACATATAATCTGTTAATACTTTTTTACTTTCTTTTATATCTTCCATTTCACACCCCCGTACTACCAAAACCACCTTTACGTTCTTCTAATGCTTCATCATCTTCTGTCATATGGTAGTTTATGAAAAAGCCTTGACCTAGTTTTTCTCCAGCTTGTATTGTTATTGGCTCGTCTG